CGGCGGTGCTGATTGAAGCCCGCAAGATACTGGTTAGTTGTTCAGAGTTTCCCTAGGTCTTCTGGCGTGCCTACAAGCTGAACCGGCGTATCAAAGTAATGCATCAGCTCTTTGACTTGCACAAGGCGTTTCCAGCAGTAGTTCAAATCGCGCGCAATAACGACAACAGCCCCGCCAGGCCCATTTGCATGCTTTGCAAATGGGTGCGAGACGTTTTCTGCGGTGACGAACATGCCTCGGATCATCTTGGGGTTCATCCCATGAAAGATGACCTTAGGCCGTGGCTTGCCGGTCAGCTCCATCACCCAAGGTGTCAGATTTTTGCGGCTCACAGGCACTTCTAGCGTCTGACAACGCTCGTACAATTCGCGGTAGCTCATCCTTGCAGCAGCACTCCTATGCTGAGATTGGGTCGGTTAGACCGCTTCTCCAGCATTCATGATTTCACCGAAAACGCGGTTAATCTCACCTGCGATCTGCTCAGACGTAACTTCGCGATCACTGCCCGGAAATAGTTTGAAATTCGAGACACTTAGACCATCAGTGCCGAACAGCAGCTCCTGGACTTTGTTCATTTCGGTAGCCATGGCGTACCCCTTCAGTCTTTCTAACGACCTTAAAGCCCCAGGCCGCACAGGGTGGCGAGCGAGCCGCCTATTATAGCCCAAAACGTAACCTTAACAAGAGGCCTTGACTTCTTGGTCAAGCTGGGCATGCGCCGAAGCATTGCACGACAAAAAGTTTCCCGCAAGCAATTTTGTGTGATGCCGCATAGGAATTCGTGTTAGACCAGTCAGCACTTATGTCCGCATTCATCAACAACCTACTGCATCATCGGCAGCAGACTTACGAACTGTAGCGACAGTTTCGAGTTAACAATCCTAAACGCGAAGCCGGCAAGGCGCTGCTCATGCGCATCGCGGGTTGAGCGGCCATCTTGGCACCGCGACCGGCAGCTGTAGATTGGCACCCATATGGGATTTCGCATATCGGCCGGTTCCGCACGGTGGCGTCAGAATTGCCTGACCACTCTCAGGCAGGAAGTTCGATCCTCATCCAGTGCGTGACGCCCTCAATCTCGTGCATCTCGTCCCAATAGAAGCGCGCGCATCTGTGTACTGCCTCACTCCAATGACGGTAGCCATCCAACGTGAGGACGGTCTCTCCCTCAGCAGGCATCTCAGAACCGGACTCAATCTTGATCCACTCCATGGCCGTCTCCATGAATTGCGGGCCTCGGCATCTTATCGAATGGATCAAGCGGTGGTCAGGCCGCCGCCTGCTCGGCTTTCGCCAGACCGGCGGCGACTGCGGTGTCCGTTGCAGCCTTGATCAACGCCTGGAGTTTCCATCCCTCTAGCTCCTGCGTCGCCTCCGCCCCGGGATAGCGGATGGCGTATGTCGGCGCAATCAGATCGGCGATGGGCGCAGCCAGCACACCGAGGGCGGCGCCGCGGTCCTCGACCTGAAACGTGACGGTGCCGGTGTCGTTGATCGGGTTCCAGATGATCGTGATCTGCTGCGCGAGCGGGTCTGCGTCTGGATCGGGCGTCACCACGTTTGCATCGTAGGCGGCGCGGGTAGCGGCCTTGATGCCCAACAGCAGATGCACGCCGGGTTCGGTGACTGTCTCGCCCGGCACCTCCACGAATCTGCCGGTCGCCGGATCGACATCAGTCGTTGCCGGCGCGGTGATCTCGTAGCTGAGGCCGATAAGGTCGCTGATCTGCACCGTGAGCACGCGCAGGAAGAAACGCTCGAGCGTCTGCGTCCAGCCATCCCGGTGCGGCTTGGTGGTCATCTGCTCGAGGTGGAACTCGATCGGACCATCATTGGTGGCCGGGTTCCATCGGATCTCGATGCGCGGCGACACGATCTTTGTCTGCGTGCCGAAGGTAGGGTTTTCGCTGATGATCATGGTCAGTATCCAGTGACGTCGAGGATAGGAGAGCGCACCCACGCCTGGCCGTAGTTGCCAGGGGGTGGCTGCGGGGTACCGCTGGTGCCGCTGTAGAGCGCTTGCGCGGTGTCGATCGAGGCGATTGAGGCAACGTTACCGTTGATGTTGACGACACCTTTCCGCCAAAGCACTTGCACCTGCCACTGAGGACCGCCACCAACTAAGCCGCCGATGGCCAACATGATGTTGCCGGTTGACCCGGCCAGGGCGGCATAGGTGCGTCCCGCTGGCAACGTGATGGAACCGCCCTGATTGGCGTTTGCTTGCAACAAGCCGCGCACCTTCATGTACTTGAGAGTAGCGTCGAAATGCACCTGGTCAGTGTCGGGATTGGTGATCACCAGATAATCGCGGCGTCCAAAGTTTGGCTCGTCGAATATGTAGGCGGTAAAGCTGCCGCTGGTCGTGAATCCGGTAAATGTGAAGCTGTTTCCGCTCTGTGTGCGCGTCGCGAGCGTGGCATTGTTCTCGCCCAGAAACGCGGGAACTGGATTGGTGCCGGTAACGGTCAGACTCCATGGCCTGAGCGTCCCGCTCCCCGTCGGCGTGATCGTCTGCTTGGAGGCAAGAGCTAGGTTCTTCCAGGTTTCGGAAATCGCGATGCGGTTAGGACCGGCTTCGAAAATTGCGTAGGCCATCAAAACCTCCCGTAAAACAAAGTGCCGCCAGCACGTGCGCCGAAAGATGAGTTGGGAGCCACCCACGAGATCGCATTGCCGTCATCGCTGAAGTACGGAAGCAGGCTATTGCCTGCCCCGCTGTCGGCCACAAACCAGTAGTACAGCTGGTTGGCACTCCCTGTGACCGGCACTGGCACAGAGCCATTGCTGCCGCTGGCGATCGCGATCGCACCCATGTGCTGCGTGAGCAGATCCGAGTCAGGCTGATCAGTGATCTGCAGGAGAACGACGCCGGTGTCGGCGTCGTTGATGATCAGGACGTTGGTCATGTCACCCCATACCCGAGTGCCACCACACGTCGGCCGTTGGGCGCGTAGGCGTAGAACTTCCCGCCGACGAACTCATTGCGACCGCCGCCAGGTGTGGCGCCGATGATTTCCACCACGTCTGCCGAAAACGTGATCTTTCCGATGAACCCATTGTTGAAAGAGCGCATGCCGATCACCTTGTTGCTGACGTCGAGTGCCCACGTGTAAGACGCGTAGTAGCTGGCAACGCCGTTCTCGTTGACCGTCATCCGCGCTTGGAGCGATTGCGTTGCGGATGCCTGATCCACCACTGACGTTTCATCGGTCCACGTTGTTGCAACAGCTCCCGTCTCTAACTTCGTCCTTCGGAAGTAAGTTGCAGCACCGGTCACTTCGCAGATCAAGCGCACGCCGAGCCGTACCGCGCCGGCAGGTACACTCAGGCCGATCGAAAACCTTTTCCAGGCACCCACACTGCCAACATCGGCGACGACGGTTTGGGCGCCCATGAGGCCTCCAGCGCTGTAGGCCGATAGTTCCAACCGGGCAACACCCGAACCGGAATCTTTCCAGATATCGACCGAGGCCGTGTACACCCCCGGCCCAGCGCTCACCTGCTGTTCGGCTGCAAGTCCACCGGAAGTAGCAGAGATTGCGAGGTAGGTGCCGAAGTCTGGGCGGTTACGCCCGCTCGAATCAGCTGGCAGGCTCCACGCCTGGCTGCCCTGAGCCCACGTTGGGTTGCGCAGCATATTGGGGTTGATGTTCGTCTTCGCCACCACAGCAGTGACTGCGGTGCTGGTCGCGTTGGCCTGGTTGCCGACCTGCTGCACCTGCGAACTCAGAGCGTTGAGCGCAGCCGTTTCAGCCTTGCCAGCCACTGCAGCGTTCGTCGCTTCGATGCGCTGGCCCAGCGCCTGGTCACCACTGACGCGAGCCTGATCCACTGCAGTTACACCTGCGGAGGTTGCAAGAAGGCCGATGCCAGACGGCATGCGCGCCTCCACCACACCGACTCGCTGACCCATCACCTCGTTGCGCCAGACGGCTGCTTCATCCACAGCAGTGACACGCGCCGCCGTTTCCAGACCGCCGGTACCGGCAGGCATGCGGGCCTCTACAGTCCCAACGCGCCGCCCCAGAGCTGTGTCAGCATTTGCCAGTGCCGTCAGCCCCTCAGCAACCGACGCGGAGGTGGCCAGCTGTCCGTCGCCGGAAGGCAGCCGCGCAATGACCCCAGAGAGCCGAGTAACCTCGGCTGCGAGTTCGTTCGCAGTCTGGTTGGCGACGTCCAGAGCAGCGGCGATTGCCTCGCCTGCGCTTGAGTAGTTGCCGACGTTCTGCCAGGTCGAGGGATTGCCCGCCGGCACGACGCCGGAGTTCGCAAGCTCTGCCCGGTACAGACGTCCGTCGTAGCGCACAAAGTCGCCCTTGGGATACGAAGCAGTCGAGGTCCATTCGTCGGCGTTGACCAGGTCGCCTAGCGCGGCATTGAGCGCGTCAGCGTGTGCGATCGCGTCCTCGCGGGCCTTGTTCGCTGCGGCCAATGCTTCCTCAGCGATCTGCCTGTCGCGCGCCGCCGCTTCGAGGAAGCCCTGACGGATCTCCTCGGTAGTCTGGTCGATCGCCTGCTGCATCTCCTCCTGCAGCTCGCCCAGGTTCTTGCCCAGTGTCTTCGTGACGTACTTGGCCGCCACCGACAACGTGCCGTTGGTGTTGCGCGCGCGGATGGCGAACGTCCACTTGCCGGAGGACGGGATGGGCGAGTCGAATGCACCGGTGTGGTAGCCGCTGTCGCCGACCGGCGTCATGGCGTCCCACGCCGGCATCGGCGCGCCCTGCTCCGGCGCCTGGGCGTAGCGGATCTCCGCGCCGGCCAGGTTGGCCGACTGGATGGTGTCGGTCCAGAAACCCCAGGTGTAGCGCCGGATGCCGCCGGAGATCTCTTCCACGTCGAACAGGTCGTAATTCACCGGTGGCGCGTCGGCGCCGATGGTCGTGAAGATCAGCGAGGCGCCGATGCCCATCTGCCCCTCCGGGCCGAACGGGCGCACGTTGATCGTGTAAGTGCCGGCGCGCGGGATGCGCCACCGCGCCGTGCGAGTGCGCGTCTGCGCCACTTCCACCAGCTCGCCATTGCCGTCCGATGCCGAGGCATACACCACCGCGTGATCGAACGGGCCGGTGATGTCGAAGGTGGCCACCAGGTCCGTTGCGGTGACGTCGCCGGTGGTGATCTGGTCCTCGTTGATCGCCAAGTTGCTGAGGATCGGCCGTGTGGCCAGCGACGAGCCGTTCTCCGGCCGGATGTACTGGCCGGTCTTGACGAAGATCCAGAACTCCCGCGACTCCGGCACCACGATGATGCCGGCACCCTTCAAGTCGCTTTCGGGTTCGATGCTGACGACGCGAACGCTGTAGCCCGGCGTTGACTTGAAGTCGTAAATCCAGATCGTGTCGTGCGCCGGGTTGTCCTGCCAGCCGCCGTCCACCATGGCGTCGGCGTAGCCCTCGCCTGGCAGCGACGCGTCATCCGGCCATTCCTCCACAAGCTGGATGGTGTCCGTCGCCTCGGTGAAGCTACGCACGCGGAATGTGCGGTAGACCGCTTCCCCAGGAATACGCAGCCCGATGAACGCATTGCCCGCTGTAGGCGGCGGCACCGGCTCGTCCAGCGTCAGGGTGATGGTGCCCAGCAGCGGGCTGCGCTCGGCGGCGACGATGCGGCCACCGAAGCCCCACTGCGTCAAGTCGTGGGAGATGGCCAGCTTGCTCAGCCGGCGGTAACTCAGATACTCTAGGTCTTGGTCAAAGCTGATGTCCTTGTACTGGAACAAGCTCTGGGCCAGGTGATAGCGCGCCATTTCCACCGCATGGGACTCACGCCGGATCCCTTCGCCGGTGAGGCGCGCCGGGTTGAGCATCGTCTCCACGCCGGGCGCCGGCACACGCAAAGTCTCGACCTTGTTGGTCGTGCTGTCGAAGTAGCTATATTCGATGCCGTCGGCGGCGCTGGCCAGCGTGTAGTCGACCGCGAAGCTGCCCTTTTTTATCGTGGCCATGTTCACCACGCCCGACACCGGCTGCTCGTCGGCGGCCCACACCACCGACAGCCGGCCGCCGGCCCAACTCACCTGCCCCATGCCAGCTAGAGCAATCGCCTGCAGCACTTCCTCGTGGTTGCGCTCCTCGGTCAGCCAGTAGTCGTAGGTGTAGCCATTGGCCTCGCAGTGGGCCATGAAGCCCTGCAGCGATTCGATGTCGATCTCTTCGTCCGACTTGCCCATGCCGGCAATCAGCTGGCCCTTCTTGTTGAAGTAGCCGCGTGCGTACTTGAGGATGTGCGCACCGTTGTTGCTGGTTTCCTCGGTTACCCAGTTGCCATTACGCCAGACCGGAATCGGCGCGGCGATGTGCTCGGCACGCAGCTCATCGGGCTGGCCGTTGAGCTGGCCGGTGGCCTTCATCAGGATGCCACTGCGCGAGATCCCGTCGTAGGTCGCGGTATCGGCCTGGACGCTTCCCATGGTCGACCACTGGAAGTCGTTGCGCTGGTTGTTCGGGCCTTCGTAGTTACCTTGACCGAGGATGCGCACACGCACGTCGTACTGGCCCTTGGCCACATCTGCCGACAACGTGGCGCGCTTGCTGACGTCCAGCTTGTCGCCCGTGAACATCTGCGTGGCCAGCGTGGTCCAGATGCCGGTGCCCGCCGGCGCGTACTGCACCTGCACGGTTTCGGACACGTTGTAGGGCTTGCCCGAAGTACCCACGCCGCCCAGCACGTATTCCAGGTTGATCTGGATGCGCACGGTGTCGGCACTGCTGGTGCGCGTGACAAAGTCGGCCGTGTCCGGCAGCTCGCCACCGTCGATGGTGTCGACATTGCTGTACAGCGGGATGGCCTGGTCCGGCATCTGGCTGTAGCCGGCGTGGAAGACGCTCACGCCCTCGTAGTTGGCCAGCGGCGTGTCGCCATTGGAGAACGCACCCACGCGGCCCACGCCGATACCTGGCGTCAGCACCAGCCCGAGGTACTGGTCGTCGCCCTCGTAGAAGGTGTAGGGCTTGCTGGCAATGTCCGGGGCGATCGGTACCCGGCCGAACAGCAGGCCCAGCGGCTCGTACAACCGCAAGCGGTTGCGCGGCGCGCCCAGGCTGAAGACCGTGCCAGCAGTGCTGGCGGCCGGATTCTCGACCTTGGGGCCGAGCACCTTGTTGATCAGGATCGAGCCGGCAACAAACGCCGCGCTGTAGGCCACTGCCGCGCCTGTCGTGCCCAGGCCAGCGGCCCAGGTGGCACCCGCACCGCCGGTGAAATAAATCAGCGCTGCCATCGCCACGATATACAGCGCGTTCTTACCGACGGCGCCGCGGACCTCAATGACCTGGCCGTCCTTCGGGAAGACATGCGGCCACAGGTGACGCGGCACCACACGCCCACCGATCGACACCGTCCACTGGCCCTGGTCCAGGTCCAGCACATGGCGGTGCAGGAAGTCGCACAGCCGCTCGCCAGGCTCCAGGTCCATCGGGATGTGACGCTGGCCGTCCAGCGTGACCGGATGCGGCGTCAGCACCAGCTGACCTTCAATGGCCGGCGCAGTCATCAGACCCATGCGTAGTAACCCTCGATCCTTGCGCCGTAGTCCGGCAGTTCCCGCACCCGGTGCAGCCAGCTGCTGCCCAGCGCGTGTGTTGTATGGAGCACCCAGCCCTCATGGGCGAGGTGGAAGAACAGCCCGACATGCCCGGGCCGCGTCTGGCCCTTGTCGAACATCAGCACCAGGTCGCCGTCGACCGGCGTGGTGGTCGGCACCGCATAGGCGCGCGACAGCTCACCCAGCGCTACCTGCCCCGCAGCACCGCGCGGCCTACGTGCCGGCATCTGCACCTCGCGGGCAAACAGCTCGCGCTGCACTTGCACGACCAGGTCGGCGCAGTCATAGCTGTCGTTGTCGTAAGGAATGCCCAGATACCGCTCGATCTCGATCGCCCGCATCAGTGGATACCTGGCAACGTGTGCGGGTTACCGCGCAGCTTGACGGCCTGGTTGCGCATGAAGAAGTCCACGCCGATCTGCGCGGTGATCAGCGGGCCGGCAGCACGCACCTGTGTCAAAGGCAGGTAGAAGCGGCGCGCAATGACGTTGGGCGCGGTGCGATCCGTGATCAGGTAGCGACACATCACCAGCTCGTTTGGCTGGACGCGCTCCAGATCCTCGGTGACACCCCGCCCGCCGTTGTCCACTTCCAGCTGCGCGCGTGGCGTCTGCCCTGCCTGGTCAGCTGGTGGTGTAAACCGGAATGGACAGCGGATGTAGAGGTTGCCATTGCTGGTCCAATCCTGTGTGTCGTTGACGATGCGCAACACAGCGGCAAACGATGGCGCGGTCATCTCCAACAGCTCCAGCGGGCCGTCCGTGTCGGTGACGCGCTGCCGTCGTTCCAGGAACGTGCTCATCGCAGGTACTCAATCTGCACGTCACATTGGTAAGGGCGATCGACCCCTTCCACGGTGCGCAGCTCGCCGATGTCACCGCCAATGAATTGTGCGGTGATCTGCTTGCCAGTTCGTGGGTGCGCCATGGTGAAGGTCCCAACCACCTTGATCACATCGAAGTACCAATCTAAAAACGCCGTAGCGTCATCCACGCTGGAAAAGTCGAAGGACAGCGGCAGATTGACCACCGTCCGCGAATTGATCCGCTCCTGCTTGGCAAGGCCGCGCTCCATTTCCGTGCGCTTGACCGAGGGCACGGGCCGCTCCCGAATTGCGTCATAGAGCACGCCGACGTAGGCGGGAAGGCTTGCCATCAGCGTCCCTCCTTCAGGGCGAAGCGGTTCTTCATGGCGCCAGCCATCCGACCACCGCTGGCGATGTCCGCCGCGCCGACATCCACGATGAGTTTGCGCAATTCGCTCCCGTCGGGACCGCGGGTGCGCTCCTCGCGCTGTTGCGCCGGTTGGCCGGAATAGTTGTTGATCTCCACGCTCATGCCGCCAACACCTGCAACGGATGGCATTACGGTGCTACCAACGAGCCCGCCGGCGGCATAACCACGCCCACTGCGGATCGTGCTCAGCAGCGAGAGGAATGCGCCAGGCCCGCCGATAGAGGCAATATCGCGCTGGCTCAGGACGCCTTCGCCCTTGTGCACGACGCCGGCCGGCTCGAACTTGCCGCCCGGGCCGGTGTAACCGCCATCGGCCTTGCCGCGAATAAACTCGTTGATGTTGTTGCCAAACGTGCCCATCGTCCCCGATACAGCGCCGGCTGAAGCGCCACCGCCGAAAAACGCACCCAGCAGGCTGCTAATGCCACGCTTGGCGTTTATCCGGACGAAATCCGCGATGATGGAATCAGCCATCTCGCTAAAGCTCAGCTTGCCTGTCTTAGTGGCCTTGACCACCATGTCCTCAAACGACGCAAGGCCAGAGGTGGTGGCACTCTCCACCATGCCAGCGGCATTACTGGCCTCGTCGCGATAGTTGGCCCAGGCTGCCGATGCGCCCTTACCCCAATCGGCCTGCGCCTCCGCCATGCGCTCGTAGCCATCGCGGATCACCTGCACGCGCCGCTCGGTTGCAGCGCGCACTGCGGCTTCTTCGGCCGCCGCCGTCGCCTCGTCAATCCGGCCCGCGTTCTTCTGCAGTGCTAGCTCATTGAGGCGCTGCGCCTGTTCCTTGTAGACGCCATTGAGACGCTGCTGGATTTCGTACTCGCGATCACCTGCGCCAACGCGGGCGATCATGGCATCCATGTCTTCCTGCAACGCATCGGTGCTGGCATTGAGTGCCGCCTGGTAGGAGGCGAGCGCGTCCTCGCGCTGCTTCCTCAACTTGCCCTCTTCGGTGGACAACACCTGAAGCGCGGCGGCGCCCTCCGCGCGCACCTTGGCTAGCTGCGCCTCCAACTCGCCAACCTGCTTGTTGACGTCGATCGACTGCTTGCCGCTGACGTTGCGGCTGTTGAGGTAATCGATCTGCTTCTGCAGCGACTGCGCCTCTGCGGCGGTGCCACGCTCTGCCAGCTCACGCATGCGCTGGTAGTAGGTTTCGGCCGAGACCTCGCGCGCCTGGTACTGCGCCTGCAGAATCTTGGTGCTGGTGGTGATCTGCGACTGCTCGGCGGTGAAGGCATCCTTGATGCTTTGCAGGCCTGCAGAGCGGGCAGCGGTCGCAAGACTTGTCGCGCCCTTTGCGCCTTTGGCCGCCGCCTCGGCGCGCATTACTTTTTCACGCGCGGCGAGCAGCTTGGCGTCGGTAACTCCCGCTTTCGCCGCATCCTCCTTCATCTGCTTGATCTGACCCTCGAGGTCAAGCGTCTTGCTCAAGCGGCTGTTGGTGTCGTCCTGGAATTTCAGACTGGCACGCGCTTGCTCCGAGTCGACCACCGGCCCGCGATCGATCGTCTTGACCACATTAGAGAAATCAGGACGAGCGCTCGCTTTCTGTCGAAGCCACTGCTTTCCTAAGGCATTAGCGAGCATGCCCGCATTCGGTAAAGTGCCCTCAGGCAAAAGACTGAGCAGCGAACCTTGCGCCATACCAACACCGGAGACCGCCCGGCCCGGCGAGAAGTTGAGTTTGCCTTGCTGCGCCACGGCCTTACCAAGAAGGTCCACGTAGGTGCCGAGTTCACCCCATGCACCACTGATCGCATCCTTTACATCTAGCCAGGCTTTAGAGATGGCAGGCATCGACGCCTTGGTGCGCTGTGCAACATTCTCCAAGTGAGTGTCATAGAGCTGGATAGCTTCAGCAACAGCCTGTTGCTTGTTGCCCTCTTCCACCAGCGTACTGATCCGCTCTAACTGAGTCTGAGTTAGAAAGTGCTCGGTCTCGTTGAGCTTGAGCAGCGCCTCAACCGGGTTCTTACGGATGTCTTCGAACTTGGCAATCGTTTCGTCGATCGCTTGCCCCGTAGTTGCCTGCATCATTGCAGCACTGGCAGCAACTTGGTCGAACTGCTTACCCGCAAATTTCCCTGATTCGGCGACCTTCAGCACCGCTTCACGGGCGCCGCCTAGCGAGACGCCGTCCAGCTGGTCAAGCTTTGACACCAGACCTTCAAGCTGCACGGTAGATGCGGCAGCATAATTACCCGTGCCGATAAGCGCTTTACTGAATTCAAACGATCTGTCTTCACCCTGCTTCCAAGCAAGAGCTAGTGCCGCGATGACTGCGGCACTCACGGTCAATGGATTCACCATCGCCAGCACGGCCGTGGAAACGCCCTTCAGCGCAGGGCCGATGCCGCCAAAGCTGTCCTTGATCTGCCCGCCTTGCTGCACCAGGATCGTGAACCACGGCATCCCGCCCTGGATGCTGGTAAAGATGTCGGTGAACTGCATCGGCAGCTGCGCCAGCGCCTGGCTTGTCTGGCCAGACGTCTTGCCCAACTGGCTGATGACATTGTTCGACGGCAGCGACTGCCCGGCCTGCTTTCGCACGTCCGACAGCTGACCACGCAACACGGCCAAGCCTTGCTTGATGTCGTTGAGGTCCGCACTGATGCGGACGCGCAGATTTGCTGATTGGTCGGCCATTTACCTGATCAATTCACTGAGGTATTTCGCAAAGGCCGCAGATTCCGACCCCATTGCCATGCGCACGGCGCTGGCGGTAGATGCCTCCCGCTGCCGCAACTGGTCGTTGTCATCACGGACAGCAGCAGCGGCGAACGCTTTGGCTTGTGCCAAGGTGTAGGTCAAGACGTCTCGGCGCTGGTGGCCTCGGGCGACGAGGAAGTGGATGAGGTCGGCCCAGCCGGCTGCGCCTGCGTCATTCCCAACGCGTCGATCGCCTTGCCGGCGGCCCGCATCAGGCTCGGCAGGCGCTGGCCGAAAAAATCTTCATTGAGCTCCACCACCGCCTCGACCAGCGCAGCGGCATCTGCCAGTGAGGCACCGCCGACCCATGCTTCCGGCTTGCCGGTCACGATGGCGCCGCCCTTTGCGAAGGCATCGGCGTCCTGCTCGAGCACATCCATCATCAGCGCAGCCACCTCGACGGTGCCGCCTGCACTGACCAAGCTCGCGGCCACGATCACCCGGCCGATAATCGGCCGGGTTGCTTTGATGAAGGGGCCGATCTGCGCCAGTGTCAGCGGCGTCACTTCCACCTGCTCGCCACGGAAAGTGATCACGCGGGTGGGCGGCATCAGGATATCGGTGTCGTCGCTCACTTCTCGGCATCCCAGGTGAAGTACTGCGACACGCCGGCCGGCTTGCTGGTGTCCTTGTTGATGGTGCCGGTGACGGTGCCGGCGCCATACTGCTCACCGATCAATGCCATTTCCCCGATGACGCCACCGGAGACGCGGTAGGCCTGCGCGCGCACTTTCTTACCGCTGCGCGCTTCATTGAAGCCGAGGAACAGCAACTCGTATTCTTCGTTCGGGTTGACCAGGGCCTGCAGGCGCTCGGCAGCACCGAACGCGTACGACACCTTGATGTTCGCCGCACCGCTCACCGGGTCCACGATGGCCGAGTCGGCCGGCAGGTACAGGGCGCCGTTCTTGATATCCCAGTCCTTGCCCTTCTCAAACGCCGTCGAGCCGGTTGCGGGCTTGACCGCCGTGATGTCGGTCGCCAGGTTGAGCAGCGGCGTGACGCCATCCTTGTAGGCCACCACCAACTCATCCACCGCCGCACCGGCGACGATGGTGGTGGCGGTACCGCGCAGCACGTCGGCGAAGTTGTCCGCGCTGAAGTCATGCATGGTGAAGCTCACCTGCACCTCGGTCACGCGATCCACCGAGTTGCGATTGCCGCCGCCTGGCTGGGTGTTGTCCAGCAGGTTGATGCGGTTGGTCTGCGGCGCAAAGCTGAAGGCCGAGCAGTTGCCAATGCCGCGGAACGGTTTGGCGGCGCCACGCTTGCGCAGGTGGATTTCGCCGCTGCCGAGATAGCTGTAGTCAGGGGAATTGATGGGCATGGTGTCCTCGTAGGTGCCGGCGGCCGGCGTCAGGTAATGGGAATGTGGGATTGGTAAGTGAGCAGCGCGCCGACCCAGCTCATGCCGGCTTCCGGCTTGACCGGCTCCATGGAGACGTACTGCGGAAACTGCACGCCCGGCGGGTAGCGAAACTGCTGGTCCGCCATCGCGCGCTCGATATCGGCAACGGCCGCGTCCAGACGCGCCTGTGCCGTATCCAGCGGCGCAGGCACCTTGATGACGATCACCAAGGTGGTGAGGCGATGGGTGCGGATCAGCGCGGCATCACTGGCGCGCTCCTGCTTGGCCACCAGCACCGTGAGCACGGCAGTGGCGTCTTCGTCGACCTGGCCCGGCTCCAGAGTGAACGTGGCACCGGCATCGGTCTGATAGCCATCGGCAATGCTGATGCGCTGCAAGCAGGCACCCACCGCGGCGCGCAATGTCTCGCGTGGGCTAGCCATGGTCGGCCACCCACTGGCTGATGGACTCGTCCTGACGCACACGCTCGGCCAGCACCAGCGTTTCGCCTGGCAGCACCAAGCGGCCACGCTTGGCCGGCTCGACTTCTGCACGCTGGAACGTCACCAGCGTGTAGCCGGTGCTGACTGGCATGACGTCGCCGCCGAAGTCGCGCACGTTGCGATCGATCTGCACGGTGCATGGCACCGAGACATCAGCACCCGGTGCTTGGTAGGCGGCCGCATCGGCCATGCCGACATCGGCAAATGCAGAAAACGCGGCGGCATCGAACGCTTCGAGAAACTGGCGCTGGGTCATGGGCGCACCCGATACATGCTCGATTGCAGCGCCTTTTCCAGCTCCCGGTTGAAGTAGAACGGCATGAGCTTGTCCCACTGCCGTTGCGCCTGGGCAAAGATGTCGTAACGCGGGCGATAGGTGGCGCGCGTGGTAAAGATGAAGATCGACCGGATGGCACGGCTACGATCATTGCTACGCTCATACAGCCCCGGTAGCAGCCTGCCCCGACGCTTCTTCAATACGAAATAGCTGTAGGTCCGGCCGAACTTGCGCGCTTCACGACGCTGCCGCTTATCACGACTTTCGTTGGTCTCATTCGAGACGTAGCCCTGTTCACCACCGGCCTGCATCTGCGACAGAATCTGGCGGATCTGACCCGATGGGACGTTGCCGTACTGGTCAAGCGTCGCGCGGCGGCCTGCCACAGCAAATGTGCCTGCCGGCATCAGCCCCTTTCTCTGCAGAAGAATCTCGAATGCTTTCTTGCCACGAACTCCACCAAGAACCTGCGGCTCCAGATACTTGTCAGGGGCAGTTCCCTTAGGGAAGGTCTGAATAACGCGGCCTGAGAGCGCGGAATGTCGCGTCGTTGCG